ATATCCGTAGGCTTGCCATCTAACGCAAACAATTCTTTGAAATGTACGATATAGTACTTTCCTTGCTTGTGTAGAATGTGGCAAGATTGATAGAGCAACTTTTCTTTTTTGGATGCAACACCAATACGAGTCAATGTTTCACGAACCTTCAGAAAATCATCTTTCTCATTTAGCGTCACTTCAACCATATCTTCTATACGAATCATTATTTCCTCACTCCGCCTTTATCTGTTTTTGTTTTTATATAAGCGATTTGTTCATCAGATAAGATCCGGAGAGCCTCTTTGGCTTTGCTGTTAGAGTACCCAAAATACTCTTTCACACAAGCAAGATTCTTATCTTCCTCAGACTTCTGCCACGGTTGAAACTTTCGTTTCATCTGTCTGATACTATTTAGAAGATAGTGGTACTGTAGTTTTTTATCGACAAAATGAACCTGGTTTATCTGATTCGCATACGGAACACAGTCTAAATGATAGGATAGTGCCCGATTGACGATATACGGATTATAGTCTTTTTCGTCATGTTCTTCTACCAAGACATTCTGTTTGGTCTGAAGAATCGACGGTACGATATCTTTGAACAGATCAGGCATTATACAAACTCACAATCTGCCATCAGTTCAATCAGACAGGCAACAAGATTGATTTCTTGGTCTGAAACAAAAGCAGATTGATACTGATATTTCGCCAGAATCAAGACAGTTTGAGGAATAGAACTAGGCTTCAAATAATCATACATGCTATCATAGAGCTTACGATAAACAAGTGTAGGATCATTATCTAGATTATTTGTAACCCATTTACGAGCAGAACCGAAATCTTTTTCTTTTAGTGCTGTGATCAGTTCTTTAGTTTGAATGTCCGAAACAGAAGCAAGAATGCCTTCATCAATAGTTCCAGATACACCATATCTTTGAAGTTCATTCAAAATTCTACGATTATCTGGAAAGTGCTTCATGATGACAGCAGCAACAACATCTTTAGAGTATTTGATGTTTTCTTCAGAAAGAATCCATTCAATTCTCTTTAAAAATTGTGCAGCAAGTTTTGCTTTGTTACCGTTGATCTTGAAATCAATGACTGTGCAACGAGAATGAATAGGTGCAATAATTCTATTCTTGAAGTTACAAGTAAAGATGAAAGAACAGTTTGATGCAAATTCTTCAATCGCTCCACGCAGAGCAGGTTGAGTTGAATTTGGATTTAGATAATCAGCCTCGTCAATAATGATGACTTTTCTACCACCAGTCAAGCTTACTGTTGATGCATAATTTTTGATTTTGTTTCGTAGAACATCGATACCCGATTCGTCAGAACCATTGATAACGATATGATCGCAACCCACTTCATTACAAAGTGCTTTTGCTATTGTAGTTTTTCCAACACCAGGAGAACCAGACAGAAGAAGATTTGGAATCTCTTTTCTGTCCACGTACTCCTGAAATGTTGTTTTGATGTTGTCGGGAAGAATACAATCTTCTACTTTACGAGGGCGATACTTCTCCACCCAAAGAATTTGGTCGTTCATTCACAATCTCCATAATAAAAATATAAAACACGTTACTGCAATTCAGCGTTCAATCTACCAACAACTTCCAAATATTCTTCTTCAACAATAACATTACCATTAATCAATATCATAACAGTTTTTCCAAGATATGGTTCCATTTCTGGAGATGACGCTTTCACCAAAGTAAAAACTGATGCGACATTTTTTGGATTAATTGCAATAGAGTTTTTAGTTTCTGCTTCTGTAAATGTGAGTAACATAATTATCCTTCAAAGTTAGATGCGTCTTTTTCGATAGCGATCCAATATTCAATCGCTACATTTTTATTTTTGAAATGTGCGATTCCTTTTGATGAAACAGTCACATCATAGCTGCCAGGAATCATTTTCAAATTTTCTGTTTTAAATACGGACTTGAATACTTTATCCGTATCATCAATATCAACAGAGTTGACATTTGCAGCATCATCTTTTGCGTCAAATGAAGATATTCTTAGCTTACCATTCTTACCTTCAATAGCAACGTGAGGAGAGTTCAAGACATTTGCTGTTCTTGTAATCCAATCATAATCACTCTCATTCAAAGTAAATGATACATCTTCAGATGGCATAACAACTGCTTTGTCTGGTGGGGTTATGATCATTTTCTTATCGGCAAAACGATACTTAATCTTACTTCTTCCACCAAGAGCTTTGATGATGATATGCTGTTCATCGAAGTCGAGTTCTGGTGTGTCTTTGCTGAGTGATAGAACAGAAAGAAAATTAGTCAAATCGTGAATTGCAAACTCTTGTGGAAATTCTTCTTGTAGTGTACATTGTGCCAGAACAGTCTTGGTTGATGACACTGTGGATAAAGTCTTACCTTGCTTAAATAGAATTCCAGCATTGATGCTAGAAAAATTCTTTAAGATTGTTAGTGTTTCATTTGAAAGTTTCATTTTGTTTCCTCATTATCTAGTTCAAGTGAGTATAGTATATCATGTTCATACAGAAACATCAAGCAGCACATAGCATGTGCCAAGTGATGTATTCCAGATTCAGGATCAAGTTGTTCACCTTTTTTCCATGCCCAGATATGTCTTTCCATTGCATCAAAATATCTACGTTTAGAATCAGGTACTTTTTTCCAATTATCTCGTTCGTATTTTTGAGCACCAAAAGTGAGAACCTTGACAGTTTCTTCTAATGCTAATGGTGGAAGTAAACCATATTCTAGTTTACCTCCATCATATTTACGACCTTCTCCCATTACATTTCTCCGACAAAGTTTGCAATAGCAGGCATATCACCATTGAAATGATAAGTTCCAATGTGGGCAGTTTTCATCCATGGGCACAGATAAATCTTTCCACCAATGTTTCTCCACCATTGACAAAACATGTAATCTTCAGACAGATAACGATGTGATGCTTCTTTCTCTTTATCGAGAAGTTTCTTTGCTTCAGATTCTACATCTTCTCCTTTTGCTGCCTTCTGGAGCAATTGATGTGCATCTTCAAAAGTATAACCTTTGTCGATGACTGTATCGAAATAGGCATGAATGTGTCTGCTACCATCGAAATGTGCTTGGCCCACATGATCTGGTTTGTAGTTAAGGTGAGGATATGCTTCTGCAAATTTTGCAAATACTTCACGTTTCACCATCATGAAACCAGTACCAATTTCCATAACTTCAAGTGGTTCTGTGACACTGAACTGTGCGGTACCTTTAACTGGATTAAAAACGAAATCACCAGCAAGTTTTTCTAACTGTTGTGCTTCCAACTGAGGATGTTTTTGCATCCCAGTCTTAATATTTTTCCATTTGATTGCTTTTTTGGGATATGGACCACCAATAACATCTTTGTCCAAAGCCAATAGTGCAATAACATCTCTAGGATCAAAACTGATATCTGAATCTAAAAATAACAGATGTGTGCAGTCAGAACGACTTAGAAATTCGTCAACAAGATAGTTTCTTGCTCTTGTGATTAAGGATTCGTTGAATAGGAATGAAAACTTAGTAGCAACACCGTATTGCATACACATACCTTGTAAATCAAGGCAAGCTTTCATGTAAAGGCCATGATTCATACCACCATACATAGGTGTTGCTATGAATATGCTTTTTTTTCTTAGTTCTTCTGTTTTAATACTTATTTCCATTTTGACCTCTAGATGTAAAAAAAGGAGACTACCAAAGGTAGGTCTCCTTCTTCGTTTGTTATGGATTAGTTAGCAAAACTAAATCCACCTTTGAGTGCTGCTTGAACAAGCTTGCGAGTAGGTGTACCCATTTTGTAGTACTTTACTCTGCTGCCATCATCAAGTGTTTTTGTGTTGGTGTAGATGCAGTAGCCTTCCTTGCGTAGTTCCTCAATACGCTGAGAAACGTTTTGAACACCAAAACGGCGTTGTGCTTGTGCTACTGTGAAAGTGTTGTAGCCTTCAGTTTGCTTGAGAGCATTCAACATGCGTTGTTTTGCAGATAGCTTACGAGCCATAATCAATCTCCTAATAAAAAATAACAAATTAAAGTGCCTTGCTTGTTAGCAAGTTTTCAAATCATATCATTATGTAGTGTGTGTGTCAAGCTTTTTAGTGGTAAACTTATGGTTTGTAGAAAACAAATACCGGTTCATATTTCAACCACATACCATTAACTTTACAGAAGTTTTTTGCTTTTGGTAAACCAGTCTCAGAATCTACACGATTACCACCAGGCATCTGAGCCAAAGACATTTTTAGTTTACCTTTGTATTGCATACCAAGTTCTTCTAAAATTTTTCTGCTATCTTCTTCAAGTGGTAACATATCACCTCCAAATACAGCATCGGCAATATTCCACAACAGATAACGATCAGACTGTAACCATTCAACAGCAGTTTCAAGTGTGGGTCGCAAGAAGCCTTCTCTCCATTCTTCATACTGCCCAAACTTTTTATATGATTGTGTTGGATCTTCTGAATACGCTTCTTTAGCAAAGTAAGGTGGTGATGTAAAGACAAGATCAAGTTTGCCTTTGTGCTTTTGAAAGTTTGGATCATTTCGTATTACTTCAGAACCTAACTGATAAATTTCTGTTTGCGTGTGACTATGTTCATCTTCCCAGAGACCACCTTTTCTTACATTTTTTCTATAGAAGTCGGCAACTTCATGATATTTTGTACGACCTGGGCTAGTATTATGATCGGTATTAGGATCAGTCCCAACGTATAAAATATTCCTGTTATCACTAATAGACATAGCACCAAGCAGGCGCCCAGACCAACCAGAAGAAGGATCATAAATGCGGATAAGAGATTGTCCAACAAGGTGCTCAGTAAATTTTTCATACAAGTACTTTGCAGTTAGTGGTGGAAAGTTAACAGCATATTGACAGAACGAAACACGAAACGCTTTCAATCCAACAGGAAATAATTTTTGTTTAAACTCATATGGGCGAATTTGATAATACTCAGATTTAGCATAATCAACATTAGTCTTGCATTTTTCTGGTATATCTAATTTCTCTATATCATCTTTATGTATAATTAGATATTTTTGATTTTTTAATTCTTCATTATAGCCAGTGTATTCTTTATCTATGTCTTTTGGTTGGAGCCAGTAGTCCCACTTTTCTTGCTTCCTATATTCTTTCTCAAATTCATTAATCCATCCAATAGCATCATCGGATACAGGAAGATATCCATAACGCTCAATCTCGTTCGATTTAGCAACAAAAGAATAATGGTAAAAAGAATCCCGTTTAAAATGACGGGTAGCATATGTGATAAATGTGTCAAGTAATTCGCCCTTTGCAAAATAATCGTATATAGATTTACCGTCATCTTTTTTCGTATAGTTAATACGAGTTTTCATCATGGTAGGAAACCATTGATTGACAGCATTACCTACTACACTTGTATTTCTAATTACATCTTTTTCGCCTGTCAATTCATCTATCACTTCAAACTTATGTACAGGGAAAGAATGCATTTGATTGAATTGTTCTATGATGTCTTGCTCATCATAGCCAACTCTTGGTGGAAGATTATGATTATCCCATAAATCTACAACAGTCTTGCGAAGGTCAATTACCCATTGACGAAATTCATCTTTGGACATCCAAAGAACTTCTTCAAAGTATTTATTGACAGGAGAATCTATGAGTTCTCTATTCTTTTCATAAAACCATTTCATTGTAATATCAACTCTTTCAATTTGGTTGTAGTTTTCACATCAACAACTAGGTGTATTCTATCTTCATTGCCTTCATTAATAACTGTATGTGGCTTTCTTGTATCGAGAACCCAACACTCACCAACTTTCATGTTTACTTCTTTTTTGTCTCCTGTTGGTTCCCAAACACCAAACCTGACTTTTTGATTAGTTCGAATAGGAAAGTGCAACCTAGATAAACAATCAATGTTAAGACCAGAATCTGGATCCACTTGGTCTGTATGACGGGTAAGCTCACCACCGCCAGGAACAAGACGCATGAACCTAATACGATGGAGTTCTGCATCACCCAGAAACTCAAGTAATCTTTCAATTTCTGGAAACTCTTTACGAAGGTAAGTATCCTGAAGATAAAATTCTTCATCTTTATGTTCCTCTTTCCATTTCTTACTCATCTCTACAGGTTTTTCAATACGCATAATATCTGGTGTATAACCACGCAGAGATATTGCTGACCAAGATTTTTTCTTGTTGTAGTTGCTGTAATGATTCTGGAATTTAATATTTAGGTTTTCTAGTTTAGCTGCGATTTGTTCTATGATATCAGAATCGACAGGAATATTCAACTGTTTTATGGCAATCTTTTCGACGGGATCGACCTTTGGAAAAGACCTTGGTATTACACCTTCTTTAAAGTAGACACTGTAGATTTCACCAAATGTGGTGATCTTGGCACCAATGTATTCTAAATGTTGTTGTACAATATGTCTGGTATTTTTATCTTCTGCCCAAACATATAGCCAAGTGTTACCTTCTGCATTCTTACAAACATCTTCAATATAATCATCAGTGCCACGAAGTTTGGTAATCACATAATCACCAGGTACTTTAGTTCCAATACTAATACCTTGATACATTGTGATAGGTGATGACTTGCTTACCTTAGATAAGACATGAGAACCAGAATCACTTAATTGCAAAAGGCCTTTGTGTAAATCTTCTGCAATGTTGTTTTTCTTGTATTCAGCAAAAGGCGAATCTGCAAACTTGTTATGGTCTGCATAAAGTGATTCAACCGACTTGAGGTAATCCAGTTCGTACCCGTGCTGCCAATCTTTCATTTGCTTTCCTATAGCGGTGAATTAGTTTGTCTTTTTTCTTCTTGGCTGTTTGTAGTGCTAACGGTTTTGCTTTGCTAGTATAACGAACACCATTCATATGATCAAGTTCATGTTGAAAACAACGAGCAGTAATACCAGAATAAATTGCTTTCTTTGTTTCACCATTGAAGTCTTGATATTCTACTGTAATGCTTTCTGGTCTAGTGATATGAATGAATAGCAAAGGATAAGATAAGCATCCTTCTTCCATATGCACTTTTTCTTCAGACACACTGACAATTTTTGGATTAAAGTGTGCAACGTAATCATTACCTGCACCCATTACAAATACTCTATATCTCAATCCACATTGATTAGCAGATAGTCCAAGTCCTTTATGGTAGATACATGTCTCTACCAACTGAGATGCAAGAAACACAGGATCAGTAGGTGGGTTACTGAAATCAAACACTGGCATTATTGCATCTAGTATAGGATCTGTTTCTGCTACAAGCGG